TTACTTAAAGAAACAGCCAATCTAACTGGTGTTACTAGTGGTGTATATAAACTTATATCTATAGTAGATGGCTCAACAGATAAGATACTTGGTTGGAATACAGCAAACACAACTATTAATAACTACACACCTGCTGGTACTGCAGTTACTTACACACATGCAGTTACTGCTGGTTTAGATACTGCTACCCTTGCTATTGCAACTGATGGTTCTCATCTTTTTATAGCAGATAATGACCATATTTATACTGGTCCTATTGCTACACCTACTGCTGGATACTCAGAGTATTACAATACTGGTAGTGAAAAAGTAGTACTGGCTTGGGTTAAACAACGTTTAGTTGGTGCCATTGGTCGCTCTATTTATGAATTAACTGCTGCTAAAGGTTCTTCTCATACCTTACCTACTGCACTTTATACACATCCTAATGATGATTGGACTTGGACATCTATCTCAGAGGGTGGCTCTGCTATCTATGCTGCTGGCTATTCTGGCACTAATGGTGCTATTTATAAGTTTACATTAAATACTAGCACTGGTGTCATGCCAACTCTTACTTCAGGTATTATTGCAGCACAACTACCTAGTGGTGAGTATCCACGTAAGATTGAATCTTATCTAGGCTACCTAGTAATTGGCACTAATAAAGGTATTCGTGTGGCTTCTATATCAGATACTAATGGAGACCTATCATACGGTCCATTAATTATTGAAGCAGCCAACACAGGATTAGACTTTGCATTTAGAGATAGATTTGTTTATGTAACTGGTTCTATTGGTGGATGTCCTGGGCTATACAGAATTGATTTAGGTAACGAACTTGAGACATTACGTTTTGCCTATGCTCCTGATACTTTCCTTAGTGGAGTAAGTGGCTATGCTACTAGCGTAGATTTTGTGGGTAACTCAGACCAGATAGCATTTACTACATCTGGTAGCAATGGTATTGCTATCCAATCAACTACAGTACTAGCCGAAACTGGCTACATCAAGACAGGTAAAATTAGATACGGAACATTAGAGCCTAAAAACTTTAAGCGTTTAATTGCTAGAGGTTTATTTACTGTTGGGCAAACATTACTATCTTCTATTGTTACTAATCCTGGTGGTACAGAAACAGAGTTTGACCATATTGGATACTCTTCAGATGTAAATCCAGTAGAGGTTATTACTAACCAACCAGAAGATGCTCAAGAATTTTTGGCATACAAGTTTACTCTTAGCCGTGATGCTACCGATACTACCCTTGGGCCCACCTTCAAGGGCTATCAAATCAAGTCAACTATTGCTACACCACGTGTAAGACTTATTAAGTTCCCTGTATATTGTTTTGATACAGAGACAGATAAGTACAATACACTTGTTGGTTATGAAGGCAGAGCCTTTGACCGTATTAGATTGTTAGAAGATATAGAAAAGACAGGTGATGTTATTACCTGGCAAGACCTAAGTATTGGCGAGTCACAACAAGCGGTAATAGAACAGATTTCATTTACTCGTATGACACCACCAGACAGACGATTTGATGGCTTTGGTGGCATCATAGAGATTACGATTAGGACAGTATAATGACAGCACAAGATTGGGCTGCATTAGCAGTAGCAATAAGCACTTTAGTTGGTTCATTTGGTTTAATGGTTAGATGGTTAGTTAAACACTATCTATCAGAACTTAAACCTGATGGTAACGGGGGACATAATTTAGAGGGACGCATTACACGATTGGAAACCCGCGTTGACCAAATTTATCTGCTCCTTAGTAATAGGAATTAGCCTACTCTTAATACCACAAGTAGCCTATGCCGATGAAATACTAATTGAATTAACCTCAGAGATTGCTTATGTAGATACAGTAGTAGAGGTTAATGGACCTACTGAATATGTAATTGAAACAACTACTGGTCCTAGATTTGAAATCGCACCCTCTGGCATAAATATAGAACGAGTTGCTTGGGTAGATTCTTGGATACAATTACGTCAAGGCGAAGTAGTTATTAGACAAGATGATGATAGTAATCATAATAGTCAAACTAATTACTATGCATCTAAACTTACAGGCACATTAGATACAGGTAGTTATACTATCCGTGCCACATCTTATGATTACATAGTTGCAGGACAAAGACCTATTGGTACTTATACTTTAAGTAGTAATTTAATTAATCTTCCAGAAGTAGAGCCAACACCCCCAGAGATATCGCCCCTGCCACCAGACCCATTAGAAAACCAAAACCAAAACCCAGTAACACCTGAACCTACCACGCCAATAGAGCCAGTAGTAGTGCCACCTGTTGTTCAACCAGTGCAACCAGAGCCAATAGAGCCGCCAATAATTCCACAAGAACCCCCTTTAATTGAAGATATAGTAGCAGAAGAACCTCCTATACCAGTAGAAGAACCTCCAACACCTGCTGAAGAACCCCCTACTGAGCCTGAGATTGCCCCTGTAGAGGAAGAACTACCACTTACTGAGGTAGATACACCACCTATAGAGGAAGAAGCCCCTCCTACGCCCGTAGAAGAACCACCTATTGAGGCTGAAGAACCACCACCTGTAGTTACTGAAGAATCTACACCCGAAGAAATAGAAGCAGCAGTAGAAGCAATTATTGAAGCAGCAGATGGTGAAGCCATTACTGCTGAGGCTATAACAGAAGCAGGTCTTACTCTTGAAGACTTACCAGCACAAACTCAAGTAGAAGTTCGTACTGATGATGATGGTAACGCAGTTGTAATTACTGCCGAAGTTGCTATTGCATTACAAGTATTTGATTCACCTGCTGAATTAGTAAGTGCAATCTTTGATGACCCAGGACAAGTCTTAACAGCCGTAGCAAATATAGGTGCTGATATGTCCGATGAAGAACGAGAAGAATCAGAAGAAATTATTGTTGCATCTGTTATCGCTGGTCAGGCTGCTATTAATGCAGCAGGTATGGCAGCAGGTACGGCAACTAGAACTTCAACGCCAAGTTCCCCTGCTGGTGGACCTATGGCTGGTAACGACAAGCCCAAGTCAGCAAGAAGGAGAAAACCTTGAAGATATTAAGAGACATGATTGAACAATTATGGACAGTACTAGGCATGTTTATTGCTTGGGTTGTACTTGATGGTTCAGCAAAAACTGTAGTTGGCTATGCAATCATTGCAACTTTAATTGCATGGGCAGTTACTTACCGACTAAGAAACCCGAAGGACGACAATGAGTAATGTAGTAGACATAGCCAAGTCTCAACTTGGATATCAAGAAGTAGGCAAGAACAATGACAGTATGTATGGCAAGTGGTACGGACTTAATAACCAACCTTGGTGTGCAATGTTTGTATCTTGGTGCTTTGACCAAGCAGGATTAGTATCTACAGTAGCAGCCCAAAGTAGAAAAGGATTTGCTTCTTGTGATGCAGGACTTAAATGGTTTACTAAAAAAGGAAAGACAGTTCCAGTGGGCAAAGCCCAACCTGGAGATATAGTTTTCTTTCAGTTCGATGACGATGCACAGGCTGACCATGTTGGTATCTGTGCTAGTAACGATGGAAAGAAAAACCTTATGGTCTATGAGGGCAATACCTCAGGGGATAATAAGGGCAGTCAATCAAACGGAGATGGTGTGTATCTAAAGAAACGTGCCTACTCCCTAGTAATGGGCGTTGCTCGCCCCTAAGGATGGATATGAATAAAGAAAAACTAAAAGCAATTGTAACTACCTACATTCGTGCAGCAATAGCATCTGTGCTTGCTCTGTACCTTGCAGGAACAACTGACCTAAAGACACTTGCATTAGCAGGCGTTGCTGCTGTAGCAGGACCAGTGCTAAAAGCATTGGACCCATCTGCAACAGAATTTGGTATTAACGCTAAGTAATTAAATACAAATAAAGAATCCCCCGCCCAGTATCACTACTGGAGCGGGGGTCTTTTTTGTTTTCTAAGCAGTTCCCCTCTACTTAGATAACTCTTTAATTACTTGAAGAATTTTTTCTGGTTGTATTAAATAGCCCTTACTTGGATTGGGTTCTATGTTACAGGTAATTGGGTGACCATACAAAGTGACTGCATGTTTAAGATGTTCTATCGGTACAATTAATACAGTTCCTTCTAATACAAATGCCCAGTATGCAGCCTTAGTTGCAGATATACCAGATGGATACCACTCTTCATTGTTGTGTGACCAGCACACTGTTTCTATGTATAAGTTACTCGTGTTCTTCCATTTAAGGTCTTTTTTTACTTCAATAGTTTTACCACCAGTTAGTAGTTCATTAACTAATGATTCGCCTTCATGACCTATTGATAAATCTAAATCAAAATCAGATAGTTTACTCATGCTATATCCCGTGCTAAGTAAATGGGTATTGAAATAATACCTAACTTTTTACGCAACTTTTGTCTTTCTCTGGGTGTAGTACCTGCCCAATATCCCATAACATTATGCTTCAATGAATATTCTAAGCATTGATTACGTACTTCACAACCCGCACAAATTCGTTTTAATAAATTCTTTTCATCATAAGTTGGCTCATCATCTTTATTAAACCATAACTCTGTATCTGTGCCAGCACATGCTGGTGTTGATTTCCATTTAGGGTAATCGGTCATTCATCCTCCTGTTGAGTAGAAGCCTGAGCCTTTAAAGTGCACTGGTGTAGGGGACCATATACGAACCATTACATTTCCGCAAGAGGTGCAAGATGGTGCAGCAGAATCATTTGTTTCTATTACCACTCTGCATACCCTGCATTCAAAATCATAGTAAGGCATTACATGCAATCCATTCCTATATCATCTATCGGGGTGGGTAGGGTTACTAGTGAGCCACAGTCTACACACTCACCATCTAAAAAGTAAAACGATATCTCACCAGATTCAAAGGCTACTATTGCTGTAAACAATTCTGAACCACACATACAGATATCGCCTATTGGATTACCACGTAGGTCCATAGCATTACTATAATCTTTTTGAAACAAACTACTTATTTCCTTAGGCTCTTGTGTCATCTTCTTCTTCATTTTCTTCTTTATCCACAAGATTATCTGTATCATTGAAGGACCTCCAACCACCTAATATTCTAATTAAAGAATTAATTGCACGGTTAACTCTCATACGTGCACCATCGGCAGAAGTGTTTAGTTAGTTAGTCCCATCTGTAACTTCACCTGACTTACCAAACTGAAAGTTAAGGTCTTTAATTTTTGTGGGTATTTCATAACTATCCCCCAAAATAGATGGAAGAAAGGCTTCAATAACTGAAGCATCGTAGTAATAAAGGTCAACCATATCGTAGCCAAACTTGCGAGCCTTTTCTTTTTCACAATAAGTTATGGCTGCATTACGCAATGATTTAGCAATTAGTTTTTCTCTATCTTTAGGTGGCAACTTAGACCACTCTGTATATTTATTTGGGTGTGTAACAAACCACAACCATAGGACTTGTCTTATATCTTCGGGTTCAATTATAGAATATTTTCTGGCGTATTCCATGCCAAGGGTGGACACAAGCAAATCATATTCCTGTACCCACTCTTGATTCATTTATTTACAATTACCACAATAATTATATATTCGCACATTATTTATATGTATTCCAAAATTTTTGGAACAACGATAACAAACTACAAGTATAGTTTCTCTGGGTGTATCTACCCAGTAAAATGGATTTCTAATCTTCCACATTGTGTATGCCCTCCCATTGTCCTCTTTGTACCAATAGTCCTATTATGGCATAGTTAGCCAGGTCTATGAGGGTATCCTCAATAGATTCAAAGTTGGGCGTGGCGTCCTTGTCGGCCAAGTTATTTAACCTAGCCAACTTGTCATACATCCTTACACGCAGCCCATTCATAGCCCCACCAGGGGCAAGGGCTATATTCAGGGGACCATAGTCCTCTTGTTTCTTCATTATAATACTACGTAATTCATTAAGTATTACATCAACATCACTCGGATTTTTCATCTAACATCCTATTCATATGTATATCAAACTCTTCCATTGCTGCCTGAACTGCTATCTCATTGCTAATAACTTCCCCTTGTCCATTGCTACTTGCTAACAATATTATACCCAACATGGTTAGCATTTGTTTTGCATCCTCTGGTTCTTCATCTATTCTTAGATAGATATCTCGTAATGCATTTAAAATGTCTAACCCTTGGTCATCAGATACTGCTATGCCAACTAACTTTTTGTTAGACTTTACATGCTTCCAAAAATCTTCAGGATTGTCCCAAACATTTTCTGATTCGCTCATCTATCCACTCCTTTCCTTCCTGCACTATGATGCTGTTTACATCATGTCCTTCTGGCATTTGTAATAGGTTAACATTGTGTAGTTCTCTGCTTAGTCTTTTGCCAAACTCTAAGCCAGCATTATCACCATCTGCTAATACAATTACTGTTTCAAAATCATCTAGTATCTTTGCATAGTATGGTCTCCAGTTATTAACTCCAGGTATACCAACTGATGGATGTCCTGTCTTGACTGACAAAACAACTGTGTCTAGTTCACCTTCGGTTACACATATATAACTGCCTGCTGTTAGCACTACTTGTGCATTAAACATTGTAGTCTTAGCACCAGGCATACCCATATATTTAGGGTCATCATTATTATTCATAGTTCTAAATCTTATATCTACTACACCTGATGGTGTGATGTAAGGGATTGCTAATCTATTTCTGTAAGTCTCATGCCCTGGTAATGGGTCTGCTACTACACCTAGATTAAAACTTCTGCCCTCTTCTACCAATAGATGTCGAGTCGAAAGATATTCTTCCGCCAGATGCAGGTCTTTTGCGTACTGGTCTGTTGCCTGCAAGAGATATGCTCTCTGCGAATTTGATAGCCTCAATATAGTTACCTCCTTCTTTATATATTATTAGGTCGTATACATCACCCGCTACTTCGCAACCAAAACATTTAAATCTATTGTCATCATAATTGATGGCTGCTGATGCATGTTTATCACCGTGGAAAGGGCATTTCATTTTGCGCCAGCCATGCCCCACTGCTGGCAGGGTGGCGCCTACGTGTATTAAGTAGGCAGATATATCATGCTTGTTCATCTATCTTCCTAATTAATTCTATCCATATTTTTGCTGGCATTGTTGCATACCATTCTCCTACATTTCCTTTTCGCTCACGCTTGTGTATTACTGCACCTGTCCATGCCTTGTCATTCTTTATCTCAACTTCTAATTCTTTTACCCATGCTGAGAGGTCTATTCGTTTATGGTTTTTTACTTCTATAACTACACCATTAACTCCTGCTATATCTCCCTTGTCTAGGTGTGCTCCCGCAATTCTGCGTTCTGCATAAGGAAAACCATTTATCTTTAGCCAATTAACTACATCTCTTTCAGCACTAGAACCTTTTGCTTTCTTTGGATTGCTCATTCAAACTCCTGTTGTTGTGGCATATACCGAATCATAACGTCATCTAGATACATAGATTCTGGATTGAATGCAAGGGTAACGTAGTTGTTACCCGTCTGGTCTGTTTTACCATAACGATTCTTAACTGCTGCTACACATAAGTAATTCATATCTGCTTGTTTCATCTGACCAATAGTTAATACCATTGCTGGTATCTGGTTAACTAAACCTTGGATTGATGAACGTGGTTGACATGGACTACCTTCATACCCTTCTTTGGTATGGTGTAGTACAAGCAGTGCTGCGTTTGTATCTCTGGCTAGATACTTAAGTTCTTTCATAGCGGCACGCATGCCACCAAACTCATCGTGTCCATCCATTGCTATATCCATTAGGTTATCTACAACAATAAGCGCTGGGCTTCTACCCCAAATGGTTTCAAAGGCTGACACTTCTTCATCTAAATCTTTTAATGTTGGGCTTGATTCAAAACACCAGAACAAATGATTGCCATTGGCTAATACTTCTTTTGCTTTTTCTGGTTGTCTTTTAATTAATTGTTCTGCTTGTTGTTGACTTATGTTGCCAGTCATAGCAATCAATCTCATTGCCATGGTATGTGCATTAGTATCTGCACTGAAGTAAAGGGTTGGCAGTTTAGTTTTTGCTGCAATTGCTAAAGCAATTGATGACTTACCTGCACCTGGAGTACCTGCTATTACAGTTACCTCTGCTCTGCGTAATATCATTCCCGCATTTTCAAACACTTTAAACACAGCAGGTAGTGGCTCGCCACCTACATTAGTGTTGTTAACACTTCTTATTAATGTTTTCATCTCTCTCCTTTAATATAAACGGGGCGAAGGGCCATACCCCACGCCCCGTTTACTGTTAAATACTAAGCAAAGATTGGCTTAGTACGTAGTTCGGCAGGAATTTTAGGTCCTGTCCAGTTTGGTGCTGCTGCTGGGTCGTAGAACGCTTTGTATGGTTTGCCAGTTGCCTGTGCTTTACCATACTTAAGAACCATAACTCCTCTTTCGCATGACGGTGCGCCAGGTTTGTTATAGACCCAGGTGTTTCCCCATTTATCTTCCACTGTTTCTTCTCCACCAGATTCATTTGATGAAATGTTTGAATTAAAACTAGAAGCAATATCTGATACGGACATTGGCTTATTTGCCGATGTTCCTTTCACTGCTAGTTCTACTTCAGTAACTGCATCGGTAATGATATGTATACCTTGTGCAATCATGTCAGCAAATTGGTCTGCTGTATCTGCACGCAAAGTTATTTGCGTACCTCCTGCTGTTTTGAGGTTGATACTGATTGGTGATTCAGTGCTACTCATTTTTCTCCTATTCAAATGTAGTGGTTAAACCCTTCTGGTCTCTCCACTTTCTTGCTTTCATGGCCAATTGTAAACCTTTCCAGCCCTCTTTAATATCTATCCACACTAACTTACACGTGCCAGTCCCTGCGGGTAGATGAATAATGATTGCTTTATCTTTGTTTACTTTACCCCATGTACCACGGCTTGCCGTGGCAGTATCATACGGCAAGCCGTTGGCATAGATAGCCAACTGTATTGCAATATTACTTGGATGGTCTATGCGACCAGTCTTAATATCTGCAATAAATAACTCGCCGTTATACTCAACAACTCTGTCTGGTGTGCCAGCAATTTTGTATTTGTCTAACACACTAAACTGTTCAATGAACCTGTTGCTGAGAATCTTAGTTGCTTGTTCGTAGGCTTTTACA